CATGCATTTTACAGAAGACAGAGTTGTGCAAGAAAGTACAGATGTTGAAAAAGATGTTGAGGACTTTTTTGATAGAATTATTATGCCTACAGTTTTTACAAGAACAGAATTTGAAGGAATATTTGAACTATATAATATGCTAAACACATTTATAGAATTATGTAAGCATAAAAAACTAAAATATTTAATTACAGCAATGAGTAATACTTGTATGCCAAATGTATTTGAGTCCTCAGGCAGAGATGATCAGCCTTTTAATGGATTAGATTTTCCTGTTTTTGATAGTAGTAATTTAATTTTACCTATATCAAATATTGCTAGAGAAAATATAATCCATCAAAGCGATCCACATCCAAACGAAATAGGACATAGTTTGGTATCAAGATATATAATAAATGAGATAGAAAAAAGATGGCAGATATAAAAACATATAACGAAGAAACACAGGAATTATTTTTAAGATTTTTATTAAGTGATCCTGACTTATTTGCAAGATGTCAAAACATTGTAAAGCCTGATTATTTTAATTTAAAATATAGAAAGGCAGTTGACTTATTTGTAAGTCATAGCACAAAACACAATGCTATTCCTACGCCTGAACAAGTTAGTGCTGTCGCAGGTGTAATATTAGAGCCTATTCCAAATGTAACTCCAGATCATCATGAATGGTTTATGAATGAATTTGAAACATTTTGTAGACATAAAGCATTGGAAGAAGCAATTATTGAAAGTACAGACTTGTTGGAGAAACAAGATTATGGTACTGTGGAAAACAAAATTAAAGACGCAAGTCAGGTGGGACTTGTAAAAGATTTAGGTTTAGACTATTTTGAAAATCCTAAAGAGAGATTGGAATGGATTAAGAAACAGGCAGGTGCAGTTAGCACAGGCTGGAAAGGCATAGATCAGAAACTGTATGGTGGCTTAAACAGAGGCGAAATGACAATTTTTGCAGGTGGTTCTGGTGCAGGTAAAAGTTTGTTCTTACAGAACTTTGCAGTAATTGGGTACAAGCAGGTTATAATGTTGTATATATAAGTTTAGAGTTAAGTGAGCAGTTAATTAGTATGCGTCTTGATGCCATGGTAAGTGGCTTTGGTACTAAAGAAATAATGAAAAACATTGATGATGTAGATTTAAAAGTGCGTATGAAGGCAAAAGGTGCCGGCAGACTTAGAGTAAAACAGATGCCTAATGGTGTAAACGCAAATGATATAAGAACATTTTTACGTGAGTATGAAATAGCATGTGGTGAAAAAGTGGATTGCTTACTTGTTGATTACTTGGATTTAATGATGCCTATAAGTCAACGTGTAAGTGGTGGCGATTTATTTATTAAAGACAAATATGTATCTGAGGAGTTGCGTAATTTAGCAGTAGAAAGAGACTTATTATTTGTTACTGCATCGCAGTTAAACAGAGGAGCAGTAGAAGAAATAGAATTTGATCATCATCACATAGCAGGTGGTATTAGTAAAGTGCAAACAGCAGATAATGTTGTGGGTATATTTACAAGTAATGCTATGCGAGAAAAAGGCAGATATCAAATACAGTTTATGAAAACCAGAAGCAGTAGTGGTGTTGGCACAAAAGTAGATCTCAGTTTTGATCCTGATACATTAAGGATTGAGGACTTAGGAGAAGATGAAGAAGATGCAATGACTGTGACTACAAACAATTTAGTTGATCAACTTAAACGTAGTAATTCAATAAAAACTGAAGATCCAGAGCAAACTAGCACAATAGAACAAACTATGAACATGCGAGAGTTCCTGAAGAAAACTGACTTATAATGATAAATAGCATTATAGATAATATTTTTCTGGAGATAACGTGAAGAAAACCCGCAGTATATTAGAGGAACTCAATCAAATCTCTGTCGACAGAGACAGAAACCATGTGGTCTCTAATAGGGGAGAGCATGTTATCAATAGTGCTATAAATTTAATAGAGCAAATAGAAACTCATTTCGATGAGAAAACAGCAAAAGACTTAACTAACAGACTAGTGAACAGTATCAAGGGCAAAGACGTTAGAAAGTTCTCCAGAGGTATTACTAAAATAATAAAAGAATCTCAGAGAGAACAGAAAGATGCTACTTGAAGATTTTAATAATTTAGTTCTAAATGAATCTCCTGCTACTGACATGGGAGATGACATACCTGATGATTTTCCACTTAACGGTCAATCTTCTAATACTATGGTTATTACACAAATTCCTCAAAGGTATTTTTTAGGATATGTAAAAGACGAATTAGATGCATTAGTACAAAAATATTTTCAGATAGGATTCGATAAAAGAGGTACATTAGGTGTAGAAGGAAACTATTACATCTGGATAGGGGATAGCATAGAAACTTCAGATGGTATTAAAAGTCCTACTGGAAAAGAAAGATTTGAATTTTATAATCAAATTTATAATGCAGACATTACAAAAGATTCTAACGAAGATTTTGTGGAGTTTGCAAATGATCCTCCTAAAACAACACCTTCACTAGAAAAATTAAAATCCTGGGCAGAAGATAGTCCAGGGCAAGACTATGAACCTACTAATGGATCTTGGTACAGAATAAAAGATAATGGCAGATTATTGCCTGTACAAAGTAACAGTTTGACATTTAGAAAGTTGATGGCATTTTCTGGTTTTGCTGACAATCCAAATAGAGTTTCTGGACTTAATGTTGGCGAACGTAATTTAGAATTGCTAATGCTTCATAAACAGGCATTCGAACTCAGAGATCAACAGGACAGGGCAGATGATTTAAGCACACCATTGAAAAATAAAACTGTTGTTGTATTTCCAAATACAAATGTTAAATTTGAATACAGAGGCGAACCTCCTAAGGGAAATTGGTTTAGGGTTTCAGATGATGTAAAAATATCTACAAGTTCACCTGAACATGCATTACTTATGAGAGTAAAAGGCAAGATGCCTGATGGTAAAACAGATATTAAACCAGAAGAGAAAAATACTATTTTAAAAAGATTAGGACAAATTACAAATGGACAATTTGGTGATGCTATCTTTGGTGAATATGGGCAAAGATTTAGGATGCCTGATAAAAAAGGAAATAAACAGCCTATACTTGCTAGAGTTTTAGGGAGTATTGGTGATTTTGCTGGTGAAAAATTAGGAAATAGGTATAAAAATAATCAAATAAAAAAATTGAGAAATCAATTTGATAGATTTGGAGATCTTTTTGATGAAAAAAATCCAGAATCATTAGCAAATAAATTACCTGAATGGTCAAAACAACCTGACGGCTGGTTTAAACTAACTAGATTTTTAAAAGAAAAAAGACAAGAATATAATGAAAGTGTTGGTAGACCTAAAGAATCAGAACTTGATTTGAATAGTGATGATCTTTATGAAGTAATTTTGTTTAGATTATCTAATATTATAGAAGAATATGCTAGTGCTAAATTCAAAGAGGGAGATCAGGTCAAATATATTCCACAAAGAGTTTTAGATGCAATTTTGAAAAAAGGCAGAGAAAGTGGCGATTACGAATTTTTTAAACAATTTAATATAGAAGATTTTAAAGTAGCAACTGTAATATGCCAGGACGATTTAAATCTCAAACAGGTGGTTGTCCAAGATCTTGGATTCCATACTGATCTGAGAAGAACATATCCAATGTCTGTAGAAAAATATGATCAACCACCAAAAGGTGCAGGTGCTTATACCCCTACATATAATTTAATTCCGCCTGAACCTGCTCCACCTACATTTGAAACTTTTTTCAAATTACATGGATTCTATCCAGATGTATGGTTTGAAAATATAGGGTATGATTTATATTATCAAAGTAACAGGGAACCAAAATTTTTAACTAAATCAGATTATTTAAATACATGCAAGGCAGTATATAAAGGTCTCACAGGCAAAGATTGGAACAAAAAACAGCGAAGGCAAATAATGAATTTAATGGGTGTATTTTTTATAGAGCCCAATAAATTAAGATCTGCTTCAACACCACCTGAGGCTATTTTTAATGAGTTATCTCGTGTATTAAGATCAGAAGCAGAAAAGAAGGACGAAGAAGATATTAAAAATAATGAACCTACTCCACAGGAAAAGGCAAAATGGTATGCACCATTTGTATTGGGACAGGAAGTTTTCTTTGTAGCAGGTAATAAAGCCAAAATCCCTGGTGAGATTACCAGAGGTGTTATTATTGAACCTAACATGAAAACTATAGATAATCCTGATAGAGACACAAGAAATATTTATGTAACAGTTAGGACTGCAGACTCTCCAGAAGCAGGGTTTCCTATTAGGAAAGTAAGATTAAAAACGAATGCAGAAGATTTAATAGACAGAGAGGAACAATTAAAAATCTCATCACAACCATATTTGTTTAAAAAAGACGGCTCCTTATACGCACAAGCATATTTAAATATTATAGATAAACGAGGAAAACCTATAAGAGTTTTTGCAGACGGTCCTGGAAAGGGTAGAATAGTCCCTAGTAATGCACCGTTAAATATAGTTGATGAATATGCAAATGATAATATATTTGATCCATCTTAATTACTATAATGAAATTTACAGACTTACATAAAAATATTTTAAAAGAAATATTATTAGAAGCAGAAGGTAAAAATACCCATTTGGAACATCTGGAAGATCATATATTTAATAAAGGATACGAAGGAGCCAAAGAGGCAGTAGATTATCTTCATAGTCTACATGAAATGCTGGAAGGTAGTAGTAAAACACAAATATCTATGACAACAAAATGGGACGGTGCTCCAGCAATAGTTTGTGGTAGAGATCCTGAATCTGGAAAATTTTTTGTAGGTACAAAAGGTGTATTTGCACAAAGGCCCAAAATAAATTTTACAGATAAAGATATAGAACAAAATCATCCTGATCCTGGTTTACAGGAAATTTTAAAAGTTGCTTTGGGTAATTTAAAAAAATTAAATATAGATACAGTTGTCCAAGGTGATATGCTGTTTAAAAAAGACACAGTTCAAACAGGTACAATAGATGGTGATGAGGTAGTTTATTTTAAACCAAACACAATTATATATGCAGTACCAGAAAATAGCGATCTAGCAAAGCAAATACAACAAGCAGAAATGGGAATAGTATTTCATACAGAATATGTTGGTGGACCAACTCTAGCAGACACTACTGCAAAGTTTGGGTACAATAGCAGTAGTTTAACAAAAAATAAAGATGTATGGTTCAGAGATGCCACAATTAAAGATCTTAGTGGTACAGTAACACTTACAGAGCAGGAAAGTGTTGATATGATAAAGGCTATTACAGATGCAAACAATTACCTAGAAAAAATTGGTAAACCAATGTTTGACTGGATAGGAAAAGGTTCTGATGTAATAGGTAAAGATTTTATACAATACTTAAAGGCTCACGTAAACAGTAATATCAGACAAGGATATATAGAACAAGAGCCTGCCAAATTTGCAAGTGAGTTCACACAAAGTTATATTGCTCGTATGGAAAAAAAGATAGATGGATATAAAACTGAAAAGAAACAAGAAGAGTATAGAAAAATTTTAGTGGATGGTGTAAAATTTTTAAAAGAGCATGTAAACAGTATTGTGGGTGTGTATGATTTATACACTAAACTGATTGGTGCTAAAAATTTGATAGTACAAAAATTAGAAACTATCAGGCAGATGCCTACATTTAAAGAAACAGAAAATGGGTTTGAGGTTACAGCAGAAGAAGGATTTGTTGCAGTAGACAGAACAGGAAATGCTTTAAAAATTATTGACAGATTAGAGTTCAGTAGATTAAACTTTGGTTCAGGGAGGCCTGGGGAATAATGAATACCATGACATTAGATCAAATGTTATCAAAGTTAAAAAAAGATATGGATAAAACTGGAACTGGTAATAATTTTACTAATGATTGGCTTAATTGGGTAGGTAAAAATAAAGTTTTTAAATTAAAAACTATTCCTATAGACTCTGTATCACCAGCAGATGGTTTAGTTCTTGATCAAGAAAATATAGATAAAATGTTTAAGAGTAATTTAAGTGATAGTCCTATTATTGTAGTTCATAAAGATGGCACCATTATTGATGGCAATCATAGACATCAAGCAGTAAAAAAACAAGGTGCTCAAACCATACAAGCCTATGTGGGTGAGGATAAAATGGAGTTAGATTTTATTGATAATGAAATAACAGAAGGCAGACTTTTTAGAACTTCTCGTAATTACCAAAACTTGACTGGACGTGATGTTGCTGATTTGTTTTACTTAACAACTTTAGCAATTTACATTATGGAAAAAGACTCCAAGCAATCTAAATTTGCTAGAGCATACGCAAAACGTACAACTCAATATGGGCCTTATGCTTTATTTAGAACACACGCAACTGATTTATATTTGCTAGGTTATGTTGTAGACAATCCAAATAATGATAATGTAAAATTAAAAAATCATATACCAAGTGTTGGTTTTTTAAATAGCATAAAATTACAAAACAGAAGACATTGGAACTTTATTAGTAGATTAGGCAGAGGCGACAGAATAGACGGCCCTGTATCATTTTTTATTGGTTTGGAAAATCAACTTAAAATAAAAGACAACAGATACAAGTCTTGGAGAAGGTTAGCAACTGACTGGCAAAATACAAAGTTTAGATCCAGACAATATGTAATAGCAAAAATTACACAAGAGTTTAGAAGAATAGGTGTGGGCAGTGAAATGATGACACCTTTGCAAACTATGACAAAATATAGAAGTTATCAAGTGTCTGACAAATATAAGAAAAAAGCAAGTACTGGTAGAAAAGTTGCTGGTGCAGTTGCAGGTGCAGTTGCAGGAAGATATGCAGGTAAAAAGATTGCACAAAAATTTGGTAAAGATATAGATAAATATAAGAAAGCAGGAACTGGTATCGGTGCAATAGCAGGTTATTGGGCCGGAGGAAGACAAAAACAATCATGAAAATAAATGATATAATTTTAAAAGAAGAATTAGACCAAAAAGAAGCCGATATGGTATATCAGGGACTAATTGCATCTGGTGAAGAGTATGATAAAATGGTTGCTAGAGAATTTCAGATTACCAGAAACGATCCACGACATACTTCTGTAGATACTGCTCAACAGGCGGCTGAGACTCGTGCTAGAAATAAAATGAAAAAAAGTATTGAAAAAATTAAAAAGGCAGAAGATGAAGGAAATCTTACAATAGACCCTAAAAAAGATCCCAAAAAAAGAGACTACAGCGATAAATTTTATGGAAACCAGTATGTAGACAGAAGTTTTGTTGCAGATCTTAACAAATATATGCCTATAATTGCAGTAATGAATGAACCAGATACAGTAGGGAAGTTAGGAAAAGTATTAGGAAAAGGTTATGCTTCTGGAAAAGGATTATCTGCTATATTAGAGCCTGGAGAAATTAAATCACCATCTAAATTAGGTAAAGGCTTTAAATAAACCTAAAATTTTTTCCCTTAAAATGATAAATAAATGTAACGGCGATATTTAGTCGCTAAACAATTTAGGAGAAATACAATGGCACAATCAGATAGAAGAGCGGCGGCGGCTGGTGAGTTTATTGGTAAAGATGTATTCTTAAAAAGTTTCCAACAACAAGCAGGAAACATCAGTGCATCACAATTGACAGCATTAGTTAGTTCAGTCCAAAGTTTAAACCTTACAGTATTAAAAGTAGGTGATTTTACAGCAGGATCTCAAGATACTGTAAACTTTATACTAGAAGGTGCTGACAACCTAGCAAACGGTGACCTAGCAGGACACGTTATTGGTGACGTCAGTTTCTAAGTTTTACTTAAAAACTTTAAAAAAGGCAGTTCTTACTGCCTTTTTTTATCATTATACTTTCTAAAATTATAAAAAAATGATAAATAAATGTAAGATATAGACAAACGTCTATAGAAATTTTAGGAGAAAAAAATGGCACAAACAAAAGGAGAAGGTAAAGGAGTAGCCGAATTTGCAACAGGTACCCTTATATCAAGACACAACCTATTAGCAGTATTAGTTGACACAGGTGCAGACTTACAATCAGAAGATGATGCGCCTTTTGAAGCAGTTGAAAGAGCATTAAGCATTATTCAACCACTTATGTATGTTGTTCCATCAGCATCAGCAGGTAAAATTCATTGTATAGTTGACGGAAGTCAATTTGATGCATCTGCAGTTCAGGCACAATTACAAGCAATTGGAACACAAGAAGCAAACAGTTATAGTTTTGCATCAGCAACAGTTACACTTGGAACTGATATGGTTATTAGTTAAGTTTAAACTTAATATAAAGAAGGGCATTTTACATGCCCTTTTTTTATGACAGAAAGATAAATATTTGCATAGGTACCAAAAGGGTACTAACATAGGAGAACAACATGGCGCAAACTAAGGTAAACCCTGTACATGTGGATGAAGAAAAGTTTATGATAGGTCTAAAACCAACATTTTTTGAAGTTGGATTTGGAGCGGCCGTAAACGCAAAAACAGGTCCAGATAGTACAATCCAAACAGTTTTTCATTCTATTTTAAATGAAAATCTTTCTATCCTAGGTTATAGTGCATTGTATGACACAAATCAAACAATAGCATTTATGGTTGATGGAGAAAAAGGTACTGACACATATGACGGTTCTAATAGTGAAACATTAGCGGCTCACTTAGAAGATGTTATACAGGCATTAGGTACAGTTGATGGAGTCAACTTGGCTAACGCATCAGTCACAGCAAAAACATTTGAATTAGCATAATCTAAAAAACTTTTAAAAAAATCCTCACTCACTGTGGGGATTTTTTTTGACTTGACTTTTTGTAAATCCGATAAATAGTAGAAAGACGGAGACACAAATGAGTTTATCAAGAAGTGGTGCAATGGGAAGTTCGGAGGTTGTATCAGGCAACATCGAATTTTACACATTGTTCACAACAATAGACATTACTAGAACTGGTGATTTTAGTAATGACACACAAAAAGACTTTGAAAGTGTTGTACAAGTAATAGGATTAAGAGCACAACCAGTTGTAATGAATAATCCAGTACAATTAAACGGCAGTGGTGCAAATGTATTAGAAAATTATGGAGCACCAAGTTTAACAGGTGCAGGTTTTATTTTTAAATTTGCATTTGAAAGGGAAGGAGTACACTCGGTAGACACTTTAAAAAATGAATTAGACGGGATAGTATTGAATGGAGGTACAATAGATACCAAAAGTTCAGTTAATATGGAATTTACAAAACAAGACTTATTGTAGGAAAAAACAATGCCAAAAAAACCTCAACCAGATAAAATGCCTAAACCTTATATAGAGGATGGTAATATAGAGGCTCATATAATTGCAGACATGCTGAGAATAGAAAGCATAACAGCCGAAATAAGAGAGTTTAAAGAAACAACTAAAAGCAGATTAGACAAATTGGAAAATTGGATTATTTCCATTGTTGCTATAACTGTTACATCACTAATTAGTACAGTAATTACTTTAGTGATGAGATTACTATGAGATTAGAAGAATTTACAGATGAACCTATTTTAGAAGCCAGAATGGTCTGGCGTAAAATGGGTAATACTATTAAACGTGCTATTAGATGTACTAGTGGCAGAAGAAAAGGTCGTGTAGTATCTAATGCTTCACAATGTAATAAACCTATTGATATGAAAAAGAGATTAACTCTTAAAAGAACTAAATCTAGACTAGGTGCAAGAATGGCTAAAAGAGCACAAAGATCTAAAAGAATGAATCCAGCAAGTAGACGATTAAGAACTTTAAATAAAAGAAGAAGATAATGAAATTTACTGATGTCAAAACACTTGAACACTTGTTAAGAGAGTATGGCAATTCTCCAGGTAAAAATTTGCCTACAGCATCAAAAGATTTAGGATTTTCAGGTAAAGGTCAAATTAAAAAGATGTCTAAAGTTCCTACAGATATGTCTAAAGGTCCTGCTATTAACATGCCAAAAACTCCACAAAATCAAACTGGCAACTCTCCAACTATACAATCTGGAGGCACAGTAAAAGCAAAAGATTTATCAGATACTGATGCTGGTAAAGAAGTATTAGACAAAACAAATAAATCGTTAGGTAATGTTGTTGCACCTGTAGGTAAAAATCCACAAAACAAATTTTTAGTAGTACAAAAAGGCAATGAAACTCCCACAGTTATAGACCCTGAAGAAGATGTTTTTGTAAAAGAAGGCAAGTTAGGCAACAGACTTAAAAGAAAAAACAAAAAATTAAAATTAAGAGGTATTAGTAATAGAATTAAAAAACTTTCCAAGAAAAATTTAAAAGAAGCAAAACCAGAATTATTTGAAATAAACTTTAACAAGAAAGAAATTGCCTTAGAGGCATTAGACTTGCCTATAAGATGTGGCTTTGAGGCAGAAACATTTTGGTATGGTGCAGAAGACAGTGGTAGTGGATATGATATAGATGACATGACTCTAGATGAAGTAGAATCAGAATTTGGAATACCAGATGCCGCATATGAAGATTATGAAGAGCATGTAAGAGAAAAAGCATTTGATGACGGTTATGTATCTGATCTTGTAAATGAATGGATAGAAGAAAACAGAGATGAAGATCAATACATAAATGACTTTATGCAATACGGCGGAGGTCCTACAATGGATGCTGTAGAAGAGTATAAAGACGACTTTGAAGAAAATGATCCAGCAGAATATGAAAACCGTGAAGAAGATGGCTGGGATATGGACAACTGGGCAAGAGATTTCATTAATGAAGAATATGAAGCCGATTACGAAGATTATTTGAGAGAAATAGCAGAAGATGATTATGATCTCATAGACACAGCCATAGACTCATGCAGAGATGATTACAGTATGGACGAATGGGTAAACGATGTACATTACAATATGAGCAGTTTCCTAGACGACTATGGATGGGATTACGAGAGATACGGAGATGGCGGAGTAGATGCAGTAGCAGATATATTTCATAATTGGCAAAAAACCAACAGTAAATTTACAAGTTATCCAGAAACAGGAGACTATGGCGATACCAGTGGAGCCGAAGATGAGTGGGCAATCGAAAAAGACAGCACCATTGATCCAGATGAAGGTGCAGGAGCAGAAGTAATTTCACCTGTGTTTGAATCTCCCAGAGAAATGCTAGAGGAGATGAAAAGTCTTTTCGAGTTCGGAGAGGAAGAATTTGGTTCCAACCGTAGTACAGGACTACATGTAACCATGAGTTGGCAGGGCGATGCTAGAGGCGGATCAAAAGAAGCAGGACCAAACAAATTAAAAATGGCATTATTGTTAGGAGATGAATATTTATTAGCACAATTTGACAGATTAAATAACAGTTAC